GCCGACTGGCGCGTGAAGGCGCAGGGCAGCGCGCCACAGGCACCCGCCCCGGCGGCGCCGAGTGCCGTCGCCGACGTACCCGAAGGCGACGTCAGCCGCCTGCCGAAGTGGGCGCAGGCCGCCGTTACGCAGGCGCAGACCGCCGCCCGGCAGGCCGCCGTGCAGTCCGCCGTCTACACCACGGCCGCCGCCGCAGGCGCCGACCCGGTGGCGCTGCTCGACTCGCAGTCCGCCATGAAGGCGCTTGACGCCATCGACCCCGCCGACACCACCGCCGTCACCGCCGCCATCCAGGCCGCCGTGCAGGCGAACCCCCGACTGGCCGCCCAGCCGACCGGGCCCGCCCGCGGCGGCGCCGACTTCAGCAACCAGGGCGTCGACGAGATCACCCCCGCTCGGTTCGCGGCGATGGGCTACGCCGACCGCGCCGAGCTGTACCGCTCCGACCCGGAGACCTACCGGCGTCTGGCCGGTTCCTAACCCCATCCGGCCACCGCGCCGACACCCTTTAAGGAGGGCCCAGTGCCCGCGACCACCGCAGCCGACCTGATCGTTCCCGAGGTTTGGGGCGACATGTCCCAAGCCAAGTTCACCGGCGCCGTTCGCGTCGGCGGCAGCGCCGCCGTACTCACGGATGACCAGCTGGTCGGACAGCCCGGCGACTCCGTCAACTTCCCGAAGTGGTCCCCGCTCGGGGAGCTGGACGACCTCACCGAAGGCGTGGCCATGGGCACGTCGGCGATGAAGCAGACCAGCGACAAGGCGACCATCCGCGAGGCCGGTAAGGCGGTCGAGCTGACCGACACCGCCGTTCTGACCGCGCTCGGCAACGCCAACGACGAGGCGCACCGGCAGTTCGGCATCCTCGCCGCCCGCAAGGTCGACGCGTCCCTGATCGCGCAGGCCCAGGCCGACGAGACCGCGCAGGGCGGCGGCAACCCCTTCCGCTTCACCGCCGCCACGTCCACGTTCACGTGGGCTGGCGCCATGGTGCCCGCCATCGCCCAGTTCGGCGACGAGTGGGACCCGGGCGAGTTCGCCGGCGTCTTCCTCAACTCGGCGCAGCTCGCCGACGCGTACGCCGACGAGCGGTTCATCGACGCGGCCAAGCTGGGCGCGGCGACCCCGGTCACCACGGGCCAGATCGGCGCCATCGCGGGCGTGCCCGTGATCGTCACCAACCGGATCACCGCGGGCACGTTCATGCTGCTCAAGCGGAACAGCCTGGGACTGCTCTACAAGCGCCGGCCGCTGGTCGAGACCGACCGCGACATCCTCAAGCGCACGACCGTGATCGCGACGACGCTGCACTACGCCGTGAAGCGCCTCGACGACAAGGGCGTCTGCGTCGGCACGCTCGCCCCGGCCACCCCCTGATCAGGAAGGAGGGCGTCGCCGTGCTGCTGCGCCGCTACCACCCCCGTGAGCCGGACGAGTCCGACACCACGTCGGACGAGCCGGATACGTCGGACACCACCAAGGACGCTCCGAAGGCCAAGGCGCCGACGGGGCGTTCCCGTTCCAAGAGCACGAAGGGGGAGTGACTGGTGGGCCGCGTCTACGCCACCCCGGAACAGCTCACGGCGTGGACCGGCCGGCCCGCCCCGGCCGACGCCGAGCGGCTGCTCGCCCGCGCGTCCGAGGACGTCGACAGCGCCCTATTGACCGCGCTGTACGACACGGACGCCGCGGGCATGCCGACCGATCCGGCTGTGGTGCAGGCCCTCGCGGACGCCACGTGCGCCACGGTCGAGTACCGCGAGGAGTCCGGCGACGACGGCACCGGGGCCGCCGGCCGGTGGGGGTCCGTCTCACTGGGACCCGTCAGTCTCGGCGACCGCCGGGACGCCGCAGGCGACCCGGATGACGTCGACCTGGGGCCGCGCGCGCACCGCGTGCTACGCCGTGCCGGACTGCTGCCGGGGGTGATCTGGTGAAGCTCCCCCGGTTCCTGCTGCCTCACCGGATCAGCGTGGAGCCATACGCGGGTGACAGCGCGTACGGCCCGACGTACGGGCCGCCCGTCGTCGACGTGCGGGCCCTGGTCGACGCCCGTATCCGTCTCGTCCGCAACCGCGAGGGGCGAGAGGTCACCAGCACGGCCACGGTCTACGCCGAGCCGGACCTAGCCGCCCAGTGCCCGCCCGAGTCCCGCATCACTCTCCCCGACGGCCGCGTGACGACCGTGATCGCGGTCGCCCCACACACCGCGCCCGGCATGGGTCTACCGGAGAGTACGGAGGTGGCCTGCGAATGAGCCGCGCCCGCGTCCGCTGGAACGCCCAGCCCGCCAACCGCGCCGCCCGCGCCGGCGCCCTACGGGGACTCCGCGTCGGCGGCGAGCACCTGCTTGAGGCGTCCAACCAGCGCGTACCGATCGAAGAGGGCACCCTCGAACGCTCCGGAACGGTGACCGTCGACGAGGCGAACCTCGACACGGTCGTGTCCTACGACACCCCCTACGCCGTCCGCCAGCACGAAGAGCTGGAGTACCGGCACGACGAGGGCCGCGAGGCGAAGTTCTTGGAGAAGGCCCTCGACGAAGAGGGCGCCGTCATCCTCGACCTGATCGCCGCCCAGGTACGGCGGGCGCTCCGTGGCTGACCTCACCGACGGGATCGCCCGCTACCTCGACAGCATCAACCTGCTCACCTACGACCCGACCGGCACGAGCGGGGACACGTTCGTCGGCACCATGCCGGCCAAGCCCGACCGCGCCGTGTCCCTCACCCTGTACGGCTCGGCCACCACGGACGCCCCCGACGACGCCGACGTGGCCCGCGTGCAGATCCGCGTCCGCGGCGACGCCGACCCGCGCACCTCGGAGCGTCGCTGCCGCGCCATCCGCGACGCCCTGCACGGCCTCGCCGGCGTCGAGCTACCCGACGGCACATGGCTGGTGCTCGCCACCGCGCCAATCCCCTCGCCGATGGGTGTCGACGCGAACGGCCGCCACGAGCACGTCACCACCGCCGCGATCGACTACGCGGCCCCCACACCTACCCCGTAAGGAGGTCTGCCGATGGCAGGCACAACCCGCCCCATCGACGCCCGCGGCTGGATATTCGAGGTCGAGGACGCCGACGCCGCCACCGAGACGTGGCTCCCCGTCGCCGGACTCAACACGTTCACGATCAACCCCGGCGAGAACGAAGAGACCGCCGACATCACCGCCTTCGAGGACGAAGGCATGTACTCGCAGGACGTCATGCAGCGTGGCGCCACCCTCGCACTCGCGGGCCAGTACCGCATCGACAAGACGACGTCCGCGCAGGACCCGGGCCAGGCGTACATCGACACCGTCTGGACAGACCGCGTCGGGTACGAGTCGCAGAACCGCATCAGGTTCCGGCACAAGAGCCAGAGCCGGTGGGCAGTGTGGAACGCGACCGTCACGCCCGGCGAGAAGGGTGGCGGAGTCAACGAAAAGACGACGTGGGCCGCCACGGTGACGCGCTGCGGCGCCGCGACCGTCGCCGATGTGGTGGTGCCCGCCCCGTGACCGACTACGACGACGAGCGTGACCCGCTCGACATCATGGCCGAGGTAGCCCAGGACCTCGCCGACAACGGCGACTTCGACGCGTTCTTCCGCGAGGAGGCCGCCAAGGGCAAGCGGAAGCGCCAGTCCGTCACCCTGTACGGCAGCACGTACATCCTGCCCGAGACCATGCCGCTCATGTTCACGCTTCAGGCGGAACGCGTGCAGGCCAGCACCGACCTGAACGACGTCCGGCGGATGCTCACCGCCCTGTTCGGTGTCGACGCCCTCGACGACTGGGCCGAGAACGGCATGGACGACCGCCAGTTCCGCATCGTGCTCATGTACTCCGCGGCGAACGTCCGCTCCCCGGGGTCCCTGACGATGCAGCGCGCGGCCGAGCTGTACGACGAGCAGGAGGCCGCCAAGGACGCGCAGGGAAAAGCGCCGGCGCCGAACCGGGCGGCACGTCGCAAGAAGAGCGGGAAGCGTCGGAGTTCTGGCAAGCGGTCCTGACGCACTGGCGGGCGGTCGAGGGTGACCTCTCCCGGGACCATCAGGTGACGCCCGACCAGCTCGCCCGTATGTCCACCCGCCGGTTCCTCACCCTGGTCAGCAACCTTTCCGGCGAGGCCCGGTTCCCGCGGCTGTGGCAGGCCACGCCGCGCCAGGTCGACGACCCCGCCGAGATCGCCCGCATCACGGGCATCCCCGCTCAGTAGCACCGGCCGCGCGCCGGACACCATTGGAGGTGATCCGGCGTGGCACTCACCGTTGGCGAACTGCTCGCCGTACTCGACGTCGACGACACGGCGATGCGGTCCGGTCTGGCCGCCGCCGAGGGCGACGCCCGCCGCTCCGGAAACGCGATCGGTGACAACGTCGTACGCGGCGCCGATGGCAGGCTCCGGGATCTCCGGGGCCGGTTCGTTACGGCGGGCCGTGACGCGGGTGAGGGCCTGGCGGATGGCGTCGAGGACTCCGCCGGCGAGGGCGCCGAGGCCGCCGGCGGTGGCCTCGCAACCCGGATCGGCGACAGTCTCAAGGCCGGTCTCGCGGGCGTCGGTCTCGCGGCCGGCGCCCTGCTCGCCGCCTCGTTCGGTGAGGCACTGGACCACGGCAAGATCGTCGGCCGCCTGGGCGCCCAGCTCGGCGCCACCCCGCCCGAGGCCGAGAAGTACGGCAAGTTGGCGGGCAAGCTGTACGCGAACGCGGTCACCGAAGACTTCCAGGGCGCCGCGGACACGATCAGCGCCGTAATGCGCGCCGGAATTGCCCCGCCGGACGCGACCGAGGCGCAGCTCGAATCGATCGCGACGAAGGTCGCCGACTTGGCCAGCACGTTCGAGCTGGACTTGGGGCAGGCTGCAAATGCCGTCGGCCAGATGCTCAAAACGGGTTTGGCGAAAGACGGTACGGAAGCCGTTGACGCCCTTACCCGTGGCCTGCAAGTCATGGGGCCGCGCGCGGACGATATCGCCGACACGTTCAACGAGTACAGCACCATCTTCCGGCAGATGGGCATTAGTGCCACCGACGCCACGGGCCTGCTTTCGCAGGGTATGAAGGCGGGCGCGCGCGATACCGATGTGGTCGCGGACTCCCTGAAAGAGTTCGTTCTCATCGCCCAGGGTGGCGGCAAGGAAGTTGACGCCGCGTTTGCTCAGATCCACCTTTCCGGCGAGGAAATGCAGAAGGCTTTCACCGAGGGTGGGCCGAAGGCGCGGGCGGCACTCGACAAGGTCTTTGACGGGCTGCGAAGGGTCGAGGATCCGGCGAAGCGGAATGCGATCGCCCTCGAACTGTTCGGGACGAAAAGCGAGGACACGCAGAAAGCGCTACTCGCCCTCGACCCGTCGTCGGCGACGGAAGCACTCGGCGATGTCGGCGGCGCTGCGGACGAGATGGGTAACGCCCTGCGGGACAACGCAGGGACGCGCATCGAGCAATTCAAGCGGGGCCTGCAAACGAACGTCGTCGATTTCCTCGGCGGCACCGTCATTCCCGGGATGACGAATTTCACGACGTACGTGCGTGACAGTTTCAGCGGGATATGGGCTGAGGCCGCCGAGGGTGCGACGGGCGGTGCGGACCAGTTTGCGAACGCGTTCGGCATCCTCGGCGAAAAGCTGCTGGAGAAGGCAAAGGAATTCGGCCCGAAGATTATTGAGGGCCTGCTGTCGGCTGGCCAGTCGGCCGCTGACTACGTCGTGGCCAATCCGGCAACAGTCTTCAAGGTGGCGCTGATCGCGGCCGGTCTGCTGACTGCGATTGCGGCGCTTCCTGCTCTCGTGGGGGCTGGCCTCGCCGCCACGGCGGCGACGGTGGTGTGGGGGTTCGTCAGTGGGCTGATCGGCTCACTCGGCGAGAACATCCCGAAGTGGTGGGACTCCCTGACGGGCTGGATCGAGCAGAAGGCTGGCGAGGCCGGCGACACCTTCACGGTGCTCGGTACGG